ACAATGAACCTGTTTGCTATGACTCGTGTGCAGGACGTAACAGCCTCGGCTATTCAGACTGGCGATGTCCCGTTCCGATTCCTTCCGGCTCTGGTAGACGGTCTGGCCTACAAGATGTCGATGCGTCGTCCCGGCGTGGACCCCTCAAAGACCACCTTTCTGAAGCAGCAGTACGAGGAGACCTTTGCCTTCGCTCTTGAGGAGGATCGGCAGCGGACGTCCATGTTTATCCGTCCAAGACTGGGATACCTCTGATGGCAACGGGTCGTCGATCAAATGCTATCTGTGACCGGTGTGGCTTCCGGTGCAAGTACATTGAACTTCGCAATGAGGTAGAGGTAGGCGTCTGGGTCTGTCCGGAATGTTTTGACGGCTCGTATAACAGGGTGAACCATCCGCAGAACATGACGAACGTAGACACAACAGATGATCCCAGTCTCGACCATCCACGTCCTGATACGACTGCTGACACATCTGCAACTGACGGAAGCTGGACACCAGACGATAGTTCACCCGCATATCATAATGGACAGGCAAACTAATGGCACTATCCTATTCACAACTACGGACCAACATTATTGAGTCCACCGAGAATGACGGCACGGAGTTTGCCGGTCAGATCGACCAGTTCATTGCACGGGCCGAGGCACGGCTGACCATTGACATTGACGATGCCGGTCTGACGCAGCACCAGTATTCGCAGCTTGTCGCATCCGACCCGTTCCTCGGACTGCCGACCGGATTTACCATCGTCGAGTCTGCCAACATAACGGCTAACGGGACACGAATTAATCTGCTGAACAGGAACGTGGACTTTATCGCAGACTACTGGCCCGTCCGTACATCCACCGGTACGCCGAAGTATTACGGACTCTGGGACGACAATACGATCATCGTGGCTCCGACGCCCGTCTCTGCATTTAATATTGAACTTGCTTTTGTCGCTGAACCAACGGCCATAACAGCGGCCAACCCGACAAACTATTACACGGCAGAGACACCCAATGCCCTGTTCTATGCCTGTATGGTCGAGGCAGAGTTGTTCAACAAGAACTACGAAGTTGTTAAACTTTGGACCGAACTTTACACTAAGGAAATTGAATTGCTCCGCAATCGTGCCCGTCGTGCCCGTCGTGACGATCTGGAGCCGCACAACCAACAGGCCAATAACGCCAATACACTTACCGGAGGCCCATAATGGCTATTACTTCAGGAATCTGTATTTCCTTCCGCAAGGAAATTATGCTGGGTGAGCATGATCTGGACACAGATGCACTTAAACTTGCCCTCTATACTTCGGCAGCTTCGCTCTCCGACGGAACAACGGCGTACACGGTAACTAACGAAGTTGTCGGCACCGGTTACTCGGCTGGTGGCGTAACGCTTACCGGAGTAGATGTAACCACGGACTCTTCGGTTGCAGTTGTCTCGATCACTGATGCTGTTGTCCCCGGAGCAACGATCACCGCTCGTGGTGCCCTAATCTACAACTCAACAAACGCCGACAAAGCTGTTGCTGTTTTTGATTTTGGGGCAGACAAATCCTCTACTGATGGTGACTTCACCATTCAGTTCCCGGCTGCTGCTGCTGCGACTGCAATCATCCGCATCAAATCTTCGTAGGTCTAATCCATGACGCTGGTTCTTAAAGACAGGGTCAAAGAACAGACCACAACTACCGGTACTGGGACAGTTACTCTCGGCGGGGCTGTGTCTGGCTTTGAAGCCTTTTCCGCAGTTGGTGACGGTAACACGACGTACTATGCCATCGTTCATCAGACTGCTGACGAATGGGAGGTAGGTCTCGGGACGTACACCGCCGCCGGTACTTTGCTGTCACGCGATACAATCCTTGAGTCAACTAACTCTGACGCGGCTGTAAACTTCTCAGCAGGAACAAAAGATGTCTTTGTCACCTACCCGTCCGACAAGGCTGTCTATGCAGACGCTGCCGGGGACGTAAACGTAACGGGCAATTTACTCGCATCCAACGCCGCTGGTCCAGCCCTGTTGAACGAGGCTGCGGCGTTTAATAATCCCACTATCGCACCTCTTAAAACTGATACAGCGACAGGCTGGGGTTCGGGTGGGGCAAACAATCTTGACGGCGTAGTCGGCGGAACTCGTACTGTTAATTTTGGTGCTGGAGCAACGGCTTTCTACAACAGCAGTGGAAATGAAGTTGCTCGTATTGACCGCAGCAGCGGCAATGTTGGTATTGGGACGAACATCCCCGGCAGACTACTTGAAGTTCTTAAATCCGGCGTTAACGATGTGAACATCGCTGTAATTGGCGGCGGTTCCGGGGCAGGTGGTGCGTCTGTAGCTATCGGAGCGTCCGGTACATCTTCATATATTCGTGGTGTAAACAACGGCGTTGGTGCGTATGTGCCTCTTAATATAGGAGGTAGTATTACTACTTTTGAAATTAGCGCCTCTGAAAAGATGCGTATCGACACCAGCGGTAATGTCGGTATTGGGACGACGGTACCGGCAAATAAACTTGATGTAGTTGCCGATGGCGTAAGAAGTGCAGCAAGAGCAAGTAGTACAGCGGGTCAATCTTTCTTAGAAGCACAGGCATCTGATTATTGGTCTGGGCCTACTTATACGGGCACATCACTTAGGCAATATGGTTCAACGGCAACAGGCACAACTGCTGGGTTGTCTAATGCTCGTTTAGGAAGTTTGTCCTTTCAAAATGGTAGTGTTGGTTTAATCATGACTAATGGAGGCAACCCCATTGCGTTTGCCACGACTAGCATCGAACGTATGCGCATCGACAGCAGCGGCAGAGTCGGTATCGGCACTACGTCACCCGCGGCTAAACTACACTCGTCTGTTACCAGTTCTGGTGCAGCATTAGCAGGAGGTGTTAATGTTGCAGGTTTCTTTGAGGCTTCGACTGTTGCCGGTCTTCAACTTTCGTCTGGGACGGGTAGCCCCGCCTACTTTTTTATGGGTGACGCTGCGGACGTAGATGCTTTTCGGATTCAAGCAGGAAACGGATTTACCCAAATTGCCGCATCTGGCGCTTCTGACTATATGCGGTTTGATGCGGGTGGTTTTACCGAACGTATGCGTATCACCAGCGCAGGTAACGTTGGTATTGGTACATCGTCTCCTACTGAAAAATTAGATGTCAATGGTAATATAAAAGCCACGGGCTTGACAGCCGGTGCAGTCTTCTCAGATAAACCAGCAGACTTTTGGAGTGTAGGCGCTAGTTATTTTGGGGTGGATACCCTCGGGTCACTCACTACCCAAGGTTCATTTGAAGTTGCCCTAACCGGAAATGGGTATCGTGGGGCGGGTTCTCTTTGGGTTTCACAGAACAACAACTCTCAAACAGGTGCTACTCAAATAACATTAAACCCGGCAGGGTATATGAGTTTCCGCACTGAAGCAGTAAAATCCACAGGCGCTGGTGCTACTGTTACAGAACGTATGCGTATCGACAGCTCGGGTAACGTCGGTATTGGTACAACGGCTCCAGACGGTAACTTAAATGTGCAACGAACAGCCGGATCAGCCGGTTGGATTATAAATGGGCAAACGGCTGGTATCGCCAACGACAGCGGCTTTTATATGAGTGCAGCCAACCACATTGAAATGGCAGTTCGTAATGGTTCTGGCACTTTTACTGCTGCCGTTAGAAGTGCTGGTAGTACATTCTTTAATGGCGGTAATGTCGGTATTGGTACTGCGTCGCCTTCAAGACCACTTCATATCTCCGCTTCCGATTGCAGGATTAGATTAACTGACTCTGATGCTCCAACAATTTCTGTAGAATTACACAATTCTAACGGAAGCGGTATTCTTTCCACAAATGGTGCCTCGTCCCTGCTATTCCAAACCAACAACGCAGAACGTATGCGTATCAACAGCGTGGGCAGCGTCGGTATTGGTACTACGTCTCCAGATTTTTTGTTAGATGTAGCAGGTCGCATAGGCATTTTAGAGGGTACTAACGGTATTGCATTTCATGATGGGGCAGGTAGCGTTTCTGCTGGGGTAAGAGCAGATAGTGGTAACAATCTAGTATTCGCTACAGGATCAAGTGATACAGAACGTATGCGTATCACCACTGGCGGTAATGTCGGTATCGGTGAAATTCCCGGCGGTTCCTACAAGTTACAGGCAAATGGCAACATCGGCGGACCTAACGCAAAATTTGCCATCTATCCAAGTCCCGGCGTGTCTGTTAAACGCACTCTTAGCCTATCTAACAACGCTAACGCCACACTACATCTTGACCACGATGGGGGTTACAACCGTTTTGGTTGCGACAATGCAAGTCAGCATTTTGCTTTTTGTGCTGGTGGTTCAACAGCAGGGGATATTAATGTCGTATTTAAGGGCGATGGTAATGTCGGTATTGGTACTACGTCACCTAGCACACTCCTGCATCTAGCATCAACTGGTTCTGCAATTTTAACGCTGGAAGCAGACACAGATAATGTGACCGAAAGTGACAACGCTCGAATTGAGTTGTTGCAGGACGGCGGGGTCGTCACCGGGCACATGGGTTATGGAAGCAACACGAACGGCATCGACATATGGAACGACTACAATGACTACGTCCGAATCGGCACTAATAACTCTGAACGTATGCGTATCGACTCCATCGGCAACGTCGGTATCGGTACTACCAGCCCTGCAAAACAATTTGAAATTACCAAAGCATCTCGTGCTTTAATCGGAACGCTAACAGATGGCGCAACCATTACGCCTGACTTTGATGCTAATCAAAACTTTACAGTAACGCTAGGCGGCAACCGTACACTTGCCAATCCAACGAATGTTGATGCAGGTCAGACAGGTAGTATCTTTGTCGTGCAGGATGCAACAGGTGGTCGTACACTATCATTTGGTTCCTACTGGAAATTTGCCGGTGGGACTGCCCCGACACTTTCAACTGGTACTAACGCTGTAGATCGCATTGACTACATCGTAAAATCGTCTACAGAAATACACGCAGTGGCGTCACTCAATCTAAGCTAGGAGAAAACCCATGGCAATTACATGGTCTATTGTACAACTCGACTACGCACTATCCGAAGATGGATATACCGACGTAGTTAATAACTCGCACTGGCAGTGCATCGACGAAGATGCCTCCGGTAATCAGGCACGGGTCTATGGGTCCGTAGCCATCCCGACAGATGACCTGTCAAACTTTACCCCGTATGCCGACATCACCGAGGCAGAGGCAGTCCAGTGGACAAAAGATGCTCTCGGTGCAGAAGAAGTTGCCTCTATTGAGGCGAACGTAGCCGCACAGCTACAGCTGGTCGAAAACCCGACTGAGGGAAGCGGCACACCTTGGTCTAACTAATGGAGATGTAAATGGGAAAAA